GATGAATCAAAATATAATCCAGCATCCCCCGAATATAATGATGCAATGCGTGAGAAGAAAAAACTCAAAGAAGAAGAGAAGAAAGCACGCAGGTCAAAAATTAAACATCTTAAAATTAGTTCCAAACAACCACTTAGTGGTGAAGAATCTCCTGTTGGTATAGACGACGGAAACAAGCGTGACGATGAGCGTGAGATGGGATTACAAGGTGGCCCTGCTGGAAGTAGGGGTACACTACTCGACCTTGCAACAGGTGCAAAGTCGGGTACAGGTTCAGCAATGAGTCCCGGCCTTCCTATTGCGATGAGCGAGCCGATGGAGGATGCTTGGTCTGAATTGTTGAAAGAAGAAGAACCTACTGTTCATCCCGGTTATCCAAAGAACATGTCAATTCAAGACCTTGTGAATATGGGAATTGATTATCCATTTAATACAGAAAGATTTCCTCAATATGAATCGTTAAAAGATGAACATATAACAGAATATGGAAAAACCCCATTTAATCCCCATGAACCTGAACACGATGAAATGGCACAATATTCTTTAGAGTATAATAATTTTAAACCTGATGGTTACTTACCTTCTCCTTTACAAATGCGAGAGCAAGTTATAGTACCTGATAAAAGCCCGTCTAAGAGAGATATTGATAGTTACCTTGACATGCCTGACGAAACAGGTGCCGCAAGAGTACAGTCATTTGCAGGTACTCCTTTTAATGAGAAAACAAACTTCACTATGAGCGAGCCGATGGAGGATGCTTGGTCTGAAATACTCAAGCGTGATACTGCAAAAACTATTGCGGCTCGCAGAAGAAGAGAATCACGACAACAGTTTAGACCATCTACAGGTCAATTCAAAACACCACCGGGCGGTATGAGTGGCGGTGTAGGTGCTACTAAAAGACGACACGCTGCAAGAATGCGTGGTATATCCAGTGGTAAGAAAACTGGATTGATGAAGCCGCACTTGTCTGTAGAAATGAGCCACCGTGGTATTGCTACAAAACAACCAATGAGTAAAGACCCGCAGAAATATACTGCTTACCGTGGTCAATCCGAAGCCCGTAAGATTCAGGGTAATGTTCGCACTCCATTCTCACCTCGTGGTAGATACGGTCAGAGAAGTTTCACTGCTGGCCCTACTGGTGCTGGTCGTCTTAGTGGGTTACTTGCAGGTCAGCGTGGACAAATGAGCCAACCTGCTTTAAGACAATTAGGAGTTAGGCGACCAAGAATTAGGCGACCAAGGGCACCACCTATGCCTCGTATGCCACAAATGCCAATGGGTCAATCTTCTGTTCCAAATATGCCAGCATCACCATCAAGCATTATGATGAGTGAAGATGCACAAGTGTACAGTGATTTGTTAAAAGCAAAAAACATAGTACAGAGATTTGAATTGCTAAATCTAATGCGTAGATTAATTGCGGCTAAAGAAAAAGAAGCCAAGATTAAGAAATATGTTCAAGGTGGCGGTTCTGCTTTTGAAGATGGACATGTACCTGACCACCCTGCGGGTGTTCATCAACATGAAGATGAAGAGGAAAAGAATGATGGGCCAACACAAAACTTGGAGACTAACTCAAGTCGTTTAGGTCTTGACCCTGCTGGTGCGTTAATATCCCGAAGGGGGCATATGGGATGATAGGAATAAGAGGTATGCCTATTATCAAGGCATGGAGTCTTGTGGGTCACCCACCTGAAGGGCCAGCCGTTTACACTAATCCTCCTGAATCTCATTTTATGCCTGACGGCGAAATGGATATTCCAGCCTTTGCACATAATGGTAGAGGACAGCACTTAGAAGGCCAATTCGATATTGGTGAACATGGAGAACATGTTTATCGAACAGGGTCAGGAGATTTTAGACACGGTATGGATGCAGTAATACATCATACCGGAGAGTTTCTGCGTGCAAGAGGCATACCTATATCTTCAATAGAAGTTGTAAATAACGCACTAAAGCATTTCAATGAAACTCATTCCAATAAAGATAAACATGAAGCAAACGATGCATCTTCAAAAGAATGGAGAAAGATTCGTGGAAACGCATTACCTCCGGGTGATTCTACGGAAACAGAAACTAATCGCCCAGTAAGAACACATAGTGGAAATAAAATTACCATGCTTACAAATAAGAATCACGCACAAACTCCTATGGGTAAGTTTCTTGAATCTTATTATGTACCTTTTAATCAATCACTAATGAGGGAATTGAAAGGCTTAGGTATTCCTGAATCTGAAATAAAACAAGCATTACCGTTTACTAAATATCCTTACATCTATGCACACATGACAGCCCCGGAAGGTTTCTTACGCTCTCATGCAAAGCAACATCCAAGTGAAGCAGATGCTTCTATGATGGGTCATGCACCTGAAGGTTACTATGGCGATACAACTAATGTGCATACTTGGGAGGTAGCGCACCATTTACCTGATATTTTCTATTATCCTAATTTAAAAGAGAATATGCAAAAGAAAGGTAAGGCACCCACCAAGTTGTATCAAGCGGCTCATGCAATGATAGACCAAGCAATGCAACAAGGATTAGACCATATTCCAAATATGAATGTTACAATTAATCGTGGTAGCATGGCCGCACCTGACATGATTAACAGGCCACTTCATGAAATACTTCAAACTCCTGATTTGCGAGATGCAATGGTAAAGGATATGGCACATGTACCGGCTATGATGTTTTTGTTTGGCCGTAGCGGTCAAGGAGATTTTCATAAATTATACAATCACATGATGACTAAGTACGGTGCTAATGAAGATTCACTTTCATTAGATGAACAGGCAAAGTATCTTCGTGCGGGTGAAAAAGGTGGGCAAGGTATGCACACCAGCGCAAAAAGATTGTTTGCACTTGCTCGTGCTTCAGGAGAAGGTAGCGAAGAAGGTCGTAGTCGGTTTGGAGAACATAAAATAACTGCTGATGAATTAAAAGCGGCTAATGTTCATTATAGCGACCCTCTAATGTTACAGGTCAATAGGTTTAGAGGTGTTATTGAAGCATTGGCTGACCATCAAGCAAGCGCAAGAGGTCATGAACCAAAGCGTGGGCTTGGTGAAATACCTACTGAGCCAATGAGAACCTACAACATACATGGTTATCCAATGATGGATGATGCTACTGGTGAATATTCATCTAACGCACTTGAGCCACACATGGATGATTACATTTACGATTTGCACCACTTCGCACCAACAGCAGCATTCGACCCCGGATTATCCCCTACAAAACCTACAGTCCCGACAGGAAGTGAATTACCTCCTGTTACTACCACGACAGAGGGGCCACCTGCTGGTGTGGCCCCGGCACTTCCTCCGCAACCTGTCGGGACACCTCCAAGATTTCAAGATGTAAGACAGCAAATTGGTGGTCTTAACCCTGCACAGTTTAGACAAATGCTACAAACAGCAGGTCGTGGTGCTGTAGCACCTCCTGTTTCACCTGAATTATCCCCTATAGAAAGCAGGGCACAGGCTTCACTGGCAGACCCAAGACAAAGATTACTTTCGCAATACTATAAATCAGAAGATGTGATGGATAGGGTAATGGCTGTATTAAAGGGGAGGCGATGATATGGGTAAAATCCTCGTTAAGCAAGCCAATGTACAGCAATTTCAAGATATAGGTGCAGGTGGTAAACGCCCGTCTATTACTCGTTTAGCAAGAAGAGCATTTGGTCGAGGGGGAACTGGTGAAGTAGGCACTGAAGCAGGGCCAACAATGGGTCAAAGAGCCGCCGCAGGTGCAGGTTTACTTGGTAAATTAGGCGCATTGGCGGCTACTGGTATTCAAACTGCAAACTCTCTTCAAGGTGGGAATATATCAGCACCTTTTAGTGCGCCATTAAATTACCAAGGACTTGACCCTACTACTTCAAGTAATTTAGGTGCTATGGGATTCACACAAACGGCAGAACAGGGTTTAGCATCTTCTGATAATAATATGATTCAAGGCCCAACAGTTCCATCAAGTTACGGTAGTGTTCAAGACAGCAAATTAACAAGACCTGAAGTTTCAGCAGCACAAAATCCAGCACCTCCAATAGCAAATACTCAAGGTAACATAAATCCAACAACGGGAGAAGCGATAAGTGTACCACTTCCAACTACTTCATCTACCCCTGCTGCTCAACCTGCTCAACCTGCTCAACCTGCTCAACCTACTCAACCTACTCAACCTACTCAACCTGCTCAAGTGGGTCAATCAGGCCCATTGAACACTACTTTACCTAATAATAACCAAGTCCAAACTTTAGGGGCAAGTGTAGCAACACAAAATGTTTCAGGTGTGCCTCAACCTACTACTCCACCTGCACCAGCCGCCCCTGCACCACCTGCACCTCAACCTGCTCAAGCACCCGTAGAACCCCATTTACCGGGTCGCCAACTAACATTCAATCAACCTCCGGCACCTGCTGCACCTGCACCTGCACCTGCTACTCAAACACAACTCCCTATTCCCGAACCCGGTAGTAAGAATATAATGCGAGAAGGGCAAAAAGTAACTTTATCACCTAATCATCCATCAGTAGTAGCAGCAAGAAAAAGAGAAGAGGAAATGAGAGCAGCAGGGATTACAGGCCCACCACCTGCTGCACCACCTGCTGCGGCACCTGCTGCGGCACCTGCTGCGGCACCTGTAGACCCTATAGATGCTTTAATCAATGATGGTCGTTTCCAACAAAATCAACAACCGATGGCATCTGATATTGATAGGGCAAAAATAGATGCTATGCAAATGCCTAATACTGATGCTCAAATGCAAGAGTTAGCGGCTCAATTCCCAAATGTATCTGCTGAAGATTTACAAGCGCACATAAGAGATATGCAAGAAAGAAAAGCAAGGTCTACTGTTTATCGAATGAAAAATCCTGTTAGAAAACCAATTACAGTGCCTAATAAACATTTTAGAAAGTTTGTTGATATGATATTCAACGAGTTTGGTGATTTATTCCACAAGGCTGACCCGCATGAAGTTGGCTCTATCGTCATGGGATTGTACTTAGATAAGATGGTCAGGTGATTACATGACCGATATGAATGAGTTTATCATGGACATGGACAGAAAGATGTCTGCCAAGTCCTTCCAATACTTCTTCACCGAAATCTTAGGATTTGATTATTCAGACCACCACAAAAGTTGGGATGAGGGTTTGGAAGAAAACCGATACTATTGCGTTAAAGCAAGTCGTGACCACGGTAAATCTGTTTTCTTTATGAGTTACGCTCTATGGATAGCCGCTTTTCAACCTAACACACATGTAATGATTTTCTCTCACTCTCTTGAACAGACTCTTGAACATATGCGTTTTATTCGTAATAATATAGAAGGAACCCCGATACTTAGACATCTTATTCCTGAAGGTAGACCTTGGAGAAAAACCTACTTTGAGTTTAACAATGGTAGCCGTATGATGGCTAAATCTACTGGTGGAGGTACTCGTGGATTCCACCCGAATGTCGTAGTATGTGACGATATTTTGTGGGGTACTACTGGTACTGAATTACAGCGTGCGGCTGATTGGTTCTACGGTGTATTACTTCCTGTACTGCACCACACAGGTAGATTAATGATGGTAGGTACACCGTTCTCGTATAACGATTTATACTCTCAACTTGAGCAAACTGAAACATTTACTGTTGAAACTTATCCGGCTATTAACGAGCAGGGTGAGGCACTATGGCCTGAAAGGTGGGATTTAGATTCTCTTGAACATAGGCGTTTATCTATGCCAGCGATACAATTTTCTCGTGAATATCTTTGTGAACCTATTCATGATGTTGCAAGTATGTTCCCTAATACAGTATTAGAAAATGCTCGTAATAAAGAATTGGTTTTACTTGACAGGGCTGATACAGAATATAACGAAGATGGTGAAGCGGCTGGTGTATTTGGACAGCACTTCATAGGTTGGGACACAGCAATTGCTTCTGATAAGAATGCTGACTTTACCGCTATGGTGGTGCTTCGTACCCCACCGGAAGATAATATAAAGCAAATTGTAGGTGTATTCCACGAAAAAGGAGTTAGTGGTTTAGCGCAGAAAAAGCAGATTCTTTTGATGAATAATCGCTTTCAACCCGATTTAATAGAATTAGAAGGTAACAACTTCCAGCGAATGTTCGCCGCAGAATTGCAAGAGATGAGGAATGATATTCCAATTAAAACATTCATGACTACCCGACAGCGCAAAGAAAGTATGTTTATGTCATTACTGATGGCATTTGAGCAAGGGCAGATTCAAACTCCGTATGGGGATAAAAGAAGTAGAGAGTTTACTCACAAATTAGAAACAGAATTGAACCGCTTTGGTATGCAGAAGAATGGTAAGTTAGAGAGTGTAGGTACTCATGATGACTTGGCTATGGCGTTAGCACTTGCTAACTGGGCTACAAAGGAGTTTAAGGGTTCAATAGTACTACTCGATGATGTAATGCCCGGATTTGATGAATGGCTAACCGGCAAACCACATAGAAACCACAAAACAGATAGTTTAGCAGATGGATGGATGATACCATGATAAATATGGATTATATAATGGGCTTTTTGAAAGCAAAGGGCGAAGAAGAAAAACCAAAGAAAGGTGGAATGATTATGGTAATTACTGTAGCCAAACCCAAAAAAGTCGCTGTTAAAGACAAGGATAAGAAGAAATAGTTTATTAAAGAGGTCAATTGAGTGGTCATTATGTGGGGAAGTATGTTGATAGGTGATGTCTACGATTCGCCCCTCGATGTAACTGACGACTTTTCAAAAATGGTTATTCAAAATATATCACAGCACCCTCATTTTCAAAACCACACTATACCTTTAGAATCATCTACAATATTCAAAAACACTCATGTAACTAAAAAATCATTTCCTGAAAATGGAGATGGTTGGTTTGAGTCCCATTACGGCAAGGATGCTAATTCTATTATCCGTATGTGTAGAAAAATGCGCCGTCATGACAAGTCTAATAAAAATGATTATGACAGCATAATAACTGATATTCGTACTCTCAAGGCTATGGAAGTTGATACCACAATCAAAGGATTGTCTTGGTCAGAAGGATTGGATGATGTTATCCGTAATATAGGGTTAGATGATAAAACTCTCAAGGCTCTTAGAAAGTTTGGAGAGGCAAGAAGTACAAGTTTGCAAAAGGCTTGTCAACAATATCTAAAAGCAGTTACAGTCTTACAACACATTAATGATAAATCTGAATGGAATACCGCAGACCAAGATAATTGGGTATCTGCTTTAGGGTTAAAGAAAGATGCTCAAAAAATGTGGAGAAATACTTTACACCAAATTGACTTATTATCTAAGCATGATATTTCAGCATTAAACTTTACATCTAATATTTTAGAAAAAGAAGGGCCACTAAATAGTCGAGAGATTTTGAGAAGAGGTATGGATGTGCTTGACAAATCTATGACCACAAGTAAGTTAGGAAGTCTAATCAAAATGTATGGTGAAGAAGTAGATGTTTACAGAGGTTCTTCAAGAGGTACATTTGTAAAAATGGGTAATGATGGGCTTATCATTAAGGACATTTGGGCATACACAGCAGGGTTTGTAGATGCTGATGGAAGCATCTTTATCTCTAAGCGTGGTGACCCTCGTGTTACAATTGTAGCCAGTGGTGCAGAAGGTAAAATGCATTGTGAGGAATTACAAAAATTACTTGAATGTGGTCGTCTTGTATCTGACCAAAAGTTAGCAAAGAATACAGTTAAACCAGTACACCGACTTATTTTCTCTTCAAAGGATTCTATTCGTGCCTTGTTAAAAGGTATTCTTCCTCATCTAAAATTAAAATCTTTACAAGGTAAAGCAGTAATGAATTATATTGATGAAAAAGATTCAATGCGAAAGAATGAATTGTATCAACTTGTAACTTTTAATAATTGGAAAGAGCATAAAAACAAGGCCCAATCTCTCTTAAGTGAGTGGGGCTTGGATGCTGATACCATAGGCGGATATGCAGAGGGATTGTGATGGCAGAAGAAAAGGGAAGAATTAGTAGATTTTTAAGTGCCGTTGGTAGTCCGTTTAAGCGTAAAGAGTCACCTACTCCTACTATGCCACTTTGGACAAGTGGTATTCAAGAACCTGTTATGGCGCAAGGTATTACTATACCTGCATTATATGCAGTAAGCAATGAATCTCTAATTTTACGCACTGTATTGGCTAAATTAAGACAAGAAATGTTTAGAAGAGGGTATTATTGGGAAAAGAAGTTTGCTCGTAAATGTACTGTCTGTGAAGAAGAATATCAAAGCGAAGTTGAAGCATGTAAAGAGTGTGGAGGTGCAGTTAGAACACCTGATATTGACGAATTAACATATGCTAAGTGGTTACTAAAACAAGAAAACAGTATGGAACAGTCATTTTTACATGTATTAAATGAAATTGAAGCAGACCTAAATGTAGTAGATGATGCATTTCTTATTCTTGTAAAAGAATATTTTATTGACCCTAAAACAAAAGAAGTTGCGTTCTTCCGTGTAAAAGAAATTATGCGTGGTGACCCTATCTTTATGCGTATTGTTGCAGATAAGCGTGGAGTCCGTGGTGGTCGTTATAAGACCTGTTTAATCCATAGAGAGGAAATAAAAACCAATGCTGAAGATGAAACTTGTGATATTTGTGGTTCTGAATTACATGATGTACATTATGTAAATATGGCTGGTTCAGGTAAAACACAGTACTTTACTGAAGGAGAAGTATTACATGTAAGCAAATATACCCCATCTAAACTGTATGGTCGCTCTCCTGTTAATACCATGTGGAGACAAGCAATGACACTTACCGCTATGGATAATTACATCTATACAGCGTATCAAAAGCGAAGAATGCCAAAGGGTATTGTATCTGTAACTACAGATAATCTTGAATCTATGAAATCGTTTTGGAAGGCCGTTGATGAAAAAATGGAGCGTGACCCGCACTATATTCCAAAGGTTGGTATTGAATCTGCCACAGGTCGTGGTGGTGTAAATTGGGTCAAGTTTATGGACACTCTTGAAGAAATGCAATACATCGCTGTTCGTGATGAAATAAGAAATCGTATGGCGGCTTTCTTTGGTGTTTCATCAGTCTTTATGATAGATAGCGGAAAATCCGGTGGTTTGAATAATGAAGGTATGCAGATACTTGTTACAAATCGTGCAGTAGAGTTTGGTCAAAAAGTTTACACCGAAGTATTATTCCCACGCCTTCTAAAGCAAATGGATATTAGTGATTGGAAATTAACTCTATATCCAAATGAAGAAGAAGATGAAATTACAAGACTACGCCGTGATGAGCAAGAGTTGAATGTTGCACAGCGTATGGCTCAACTTGGATTTGCACCTGAATTGATGGAGGACACCGCTAACCGTGATATTCGCTTTACTTACAAGCGACCTGAACCTCAACCACAACAACAAGCACCACCTCCGGGTGGCGCACCACCTCCGGGTATGCCTCCGGGTATGCCTCCGGGTGGAGGAATGCCAATGGGCGGAATGCCACCTATGATGGGTGCGGGGCCGCAAATGCCACCGCAAATGGCACAACAAATTATGCCACCACCACAACCGGGAGGTCAAGGTATGGGGCTTCGTAATCGTGGCCCTGCGGCACCACAAAGGCGTACTACATTAGGAAGTGGTTCACCAATTTCTAATGTCCAACAAAGAGGCCCTCCACCTACACTTCAACAAAGAAATAGTACAGCAATAAGAGATGCGAGAAACCTAAGAGGTGCATAAGTCTCTTAAACAGGTAATACATGAGAGTAACACAGCAGGGATAAATATGGACTTAATTAAAATGCATCCTATGGCAAGAAAAATGGAACAGGCACAGAAGGCTTTTATTGATGCTTTAGAAAATGGTGATGGTAGTTTAGCCAAGCAACATCTTACTGAAGTACAAAAATTAAGTGATTTCCTTGCTGATGATTTACAGAATGAAATTACTAAAAGTGATGTAGTGTCTCCTACAGGGCCAAGAGATATATTTGCTGGCGGTGTTCCTGTGTTGAAGTTTGAAGAACCTAAGACCAATGCTATTGCAGAAGGAAACAGACTTGGGTTTACTTCTTCCCAAAAACTTAACAAGAATTACAAACGCTCTGCCGGTTCTTACGGTAGAAAAGTTTGAGGTGGTAACATGACTGAATCTTCGGATAATGCGGAAAGGTTGATGGGTGTACTCATTAACAAAATGGAGATTATGGACAGTAATTTGAATGTAATTAAGGCTGAAAATGCGGCTCTTAAAAAGTTGATTAATAACCCTCAAGCATTATTGCGAAAAATGGGTCTTGTGAATGTAAGTACACCATTTACAGAAGATTTACAAGTAGACCCATTTAGAGGCGATATGGATTTATCAACTGGTATTATGAAATCTAATAAACAAAATGTTACTTCAATTTCAAATGAAGAAATGCACAATATGTCATGGGAGGATATTCATGACATGGCAAACGACGCAAGAGGTGTTGCACAATGAAACCACGATACGACGAATCACCGTTACTAAACAAAGCAATTGAATTAGAGCAAAGGATTAACCGCATAATTAAAGCGAAATCTTGCAAAGAATGTGGTGAAGGGTCATGTACTTGTAAAGACTGTCCTGAATGTGGTGGCAAGATGACTAAGATGGGATGCATGAAGATGGGCTGCGGTGGTAAAATGGCAAAGGGTGTAGAAGCAATGGCTAACCCAAAACCTCTTCCTAAAGAAAAAATCACAGATATAAACCCTCAACTATTTACTGAATCCGGCGGTCAAACTCGCACTTCATATTATACCTCTAATGGTAAAACTATTGACAGTGAAGATGGTAAACCTAAAAGAGCAAAAGACAGCAAGAAAGTAGACTTAGGTAAACTCGGTGGTCGTATGAATCCTCATGCTGGCACTGGTGTTGAAAGAGAAGATTCTGCTGGTGAAGGTTCATCGCAGTAGGCGGTGAATAAATGTCAACACAACATTTCGATATTTGTGCAAACGAGTTATTGAAATCTCTTGAAGATGGAATAGACCTTCGTACTTCTGCGGCTGAATATATCATCGCATACGAAAACACAGATGTCCCAACTGACATCGTGTACAAGTCGTTAAAACTAACGGCAGAAGAAATAATCCTGAAAGAATCTGAAAAAGAAAAAAGAGAAAAAGATGCGGCGAAGCAAGAAGAAATAAATGTTTATCGCCCCGGAGAAGGATATTTACTTTCAAACCACCACACTCACGGAGAGCCTACTCGACATGTTTGGATGGATGGCTTACAAAGTCCTGAAGAAGCCCACAATAGATTTGCTGTTTGGCCTTACTTTAATCCTAAAAGTCCAAAAAGCGCATACCAAAAACATCATTTTCCCTTTCACGAATTAAATCACCCATTGAGAAGGCAACACGCTGAAAGCGAAATGCCTCACTTTGTTGAGATGCTACGCTCTCATGTATTCAACGGACACATAGAAGATGAAAGGGAGTTTGAGCAAAAACTTCTAAAACATCTACCTTCAAGTCATTCTCTATTAGCAGGTTATCAAAATCCTAATGATAAAACTAAACATACTAAATTATTAGGTAATGTAAACACACCTAAGACACTTAATCGCCATCAAGAAGATTTTTACCATCGAGATTTTAACCGTTGGAAAAAAGAAAACTCACAAATGAATGAAGAGTTTATCGGCATGGGTTTGAATGCTTTAGAGGCAGAAGAAGCAATGAGACACGCTCACTTTAACGATAGAGCAAATGATTGGGTTTCTAATGAACATGATGTTAGTGGTAGTGATTATATGGATGATAAAGAATATCATCCAAAAAATCTTGGTCATCGTGCGTATATGTACGGTCTTGAATGGTTTTCACCTGAAGAGCGTACTGCTATTCAAAAACACATAGAAGAAAAAGGAGTAGACAATCACGATGAAATTGAGTTACCTAATGGTGAAAGAATACCTTCAGCCCGTTTAGCATATAATAAACTAATGAGAATGACTCCTGAAATGAATTGGGCAATTAGAGATATGGGAATGCCCGGAAGAAACTCACATTACAGACAGGAATCTAACGATACTGATTATCATAATCATGAAGATGACAGATTTTTCCAACAAGCATTAGGTGAAGTGTCTCATACTCCTATGGATGAATTAGGTGAAAGGTCATTTGCAGACCATATTCTTGAAAGTATAAATGATGAGCATGTAAATAGTCGTGAAAAGTTAAAACACAATAAACTAAGATTTCTACCTCGATTACGGATAGGAAAAAATCCTATGAAAGAAATGGGATGGGAAGATTTACGAAGTGCATCTAACGACCATTTTAGAACACTTAAAAGAGATGGAAAATTAGGAGCAATGAAACACAAGAAGGATGTTAAAAGAGTAAGAATGACTAAAGAGGATTTACTTTATTTGGCTGGATATGACCCTTCAAATCGCCAATTATTAGAAAACCATCCTATTCATGGAAAAATAGATGGGCCAATAATTGACGATAATATGGTAGATTATATTGCAAATCTTGCGAGGACTCGTGGTACTTTACAATCACGAATAAAGGATTTTCGTAATCATCGTGCCTTATTTACTGCGGTGCATGGCCCTCACCCTGAAGAGGAAAAGCCCGATTATTGGAAACTATCTGAAGATGGTAAACATACATATGGGCCGGGTAAGTTTTGGTCACAACCATTCCAAAGTACAGGTGGAGGTGGTATGACTCTTACTACTTATCTTGAAATGATTCATTCTATTGCCGCTAATGAAGATGGTGTATCAGATTTATTTGATGTAAGTGACACAGGAACAGAATACCTTCATCCTAATGAAAATAACAAATCTATCGCATATCACTTTATGCCTGAAAAACAAAAAGCACATGGTAGTTATGATGAGAAAAGTAAAAAATATGTTTATCATTCTGATGCCATATCCTTGCAAAACTTACTTTCTCCAATGAATATAAGTGTACCACATAAAACAGATGGTGGTAATTTACGAGAGGGTTTAACTGATAAAAATAATTTTGCTGAACACAAATCTTCACTTTCACCACAGTATGAACATGAAATTAGATTTACCAGTAAAGCCGATAGAAAAAAATATGGTAGTCATTTAGCACCTAATACTTTTATTACTCATATGCCAAATAAGGTATTACGACCTGAATCATCTTTTGGTGCCAATCCTTCAGATACTCATATTCATCATGGTGCAAGAAATAGTTGGTTCTTAAATGAATTAACTGGTAGAATAAATCATCCTAATCAACCAGCACCTAAGTCAATTGTAAAGTTTAAAGATTACATGAGAGGCGATAGTGGTGTAGGTGGGGAAACCTCTCGTAAACAGTTACAAGAATTACTCGGTTGGGGTGTAACTCAACCTAATTTTTCTAATATGAAAAATCTGTTTATTGATAACCCAAAAAACAGAATGCCCTTAAAAATTGTTAATACAATAGCAAAGATTTTACAAACTACTAACCCTAAAGCAATTCTACATTACTTAGAAGGCGATGACCACCACGAATTAAAATCAGCGTTAGGAATGTCTCAAACCGCCGAATTAAATAAAGATGAAATTAAAAACACATTTGATGATACAATCACTTCTCTTAATTATGAAAACGAGCAAGCAAAGACTACTCAAAAAAATAAAACGAGAGCCACAAATGGTGTCCATGATGCGATAAACAGAATGGTACGAGTTGGCGGTATGTTACCATCTCTTGAAAAAGAATCTAAATTAACAGAATACTTAGATAATCTAAATAACGAGTTTATGGGGCTTACTAACCCGGAAGAAAAAGAGGCTATTGCAAACCGAATGTCCGAAGTAGAGCAAGAGTTATCTGCTGTTCAAAGAAAGAGTATGCAAAGTGTTTTGGGTAAAAAGCAAAATAATTATTGGACTATAGAAGCAAACACTAAACACGATTTGGCTAAGTCTCATAGAAACTTGGTAGCAGAAGTGGCAAGAGATAAAATCATTCCAGCCATGATGGAGGCAAGACCTGATGCTTTTGACGAATCTAATCCTCAACAGTATATTGATAATACTATGAGAGCATTCCGTGATGCTCAAAGATATATTATGACTGTACCACATAGTGTACATGGTTTAACTGCTACAGGATATGGTTTGTCCAGCGAATTAAAACCTAATCCTAAAAATGACCCATTCCATGCAAATATGGCAAAGCATCTAAACAAACATGGTTCTATGGTAGATGGAAACATGAGTGTAAATGAAGTGTTAAACATGTTAGGAATAGAAAAAACTGCTAACGCCAAGGTTCATGCTCGTAATTTAATTGAAGAAAGTAACAAATTAAACAGTCCTTTGGCTGTATCTACAATTAAAGATATTATCACACATGGTAATATCAAAAATATTCGTGGTGTAAATATAGAAAGTTTACACCATGATGAAGAATTAGCAAATAAAAATGAAGATGAATTATCCGATGAAGAATTATTTTACCATAAGTTACATAATAAAGGGTATCACAATGCTTTGTTTGAAAGTCAAAAAGCATTCAAAGAAAGTGATTGGAAGGGGCATTTTGCACACGCTATACCACGCAGAATGATGGGAATGTTAAATCCTCAACAGTTTGATTTTAGTATGCAAGCCGCAGGTATTGGAATGCTTACATCCGATGTACACGGAATGCAAAACTTATCTGCTAAAGGTAAAGAAAAGACATCAAAACAAACAAGAAACTATCTTGATAGCATAGTACATTTTAATCCAAGTGTTGAAGAAGATGAGTACGGGGTGTTTTCTCCACCAAATGAAGTAGTAGAATCAGCCGGTCTTAGAGATGGGCCTGTCGGCGCACCAAATCCTAACAATCATTCTATCATGGACACTTTTGATAGTGGTGCTTGGCATGGTGGACATGAGTGTTATCCAAATGTAGGTTGTGAGTTTGATTCACATGGTAATATCGTGGCTGGTACTAAACCCGGCCCCGGACTATTTTATGGTGTACCTGAAGAATTACTTGATGTAGTACACGGTAAAGGTAATTGGAATCAGGTTTGGGAAAATGCACCACCTCCACAATATACACTTCCACCATTTTATTCTATGGATTATAATACATTTGAAGCGGCAAGCGATACTCCAACTACTATCAACATGAGTGAGATGACAGAAATTATTACTTCATTACTTGACCCTGATGTACTTCTAACAAAGAGTGATGAAGCCACATGGTCACCACCAGTTAGACCAATGCATCGTATATTCGATATGAAAGACCTTGAACACCTGAAAGGGTTTAGTGGTTCGTGGGTTGTAAGTAAGTGGTATGATGGTCAAAGAATTATTATTGTCCGTAACGATGATGAAGTGACCGCTTACAATGAAAACGGCAAGAAAAAAGGGCTTCGTAAAACCACTAAAGAAGCATTAGAAAAAGTCAATGAAAAGAATTACACTATAGACGCAATTCTTGGGGAAGAAGATTTGAATATTATTGATATTTTAAATTACGATGATAATAATATTTCAGATATGCAGTTGTATGAAAGACTGAAAATATTACGCTCGCAGTTTGATAGTCATGAAAATGTCATAGTACCCGGCCCACACGATACAAGAATGACAGATGATGAAGGACTTGAAGAATCCGTAAAGAATCTAAAAGAAGAACATGATAATATACTATTAAGGGACAACAAATCCACTTACATGAAAGGAGAAAGGAGACATCCTAAATGGGTATTGTATCGTAGTAGTAAAGACTACAACTTTATTGTGCTTGATAGGAGGGGTAAAGGGCCATATACCTATCAATTAGGGGCAGGGCCAATAAATCAAGGTGAAGATTTAGGTAATCGTGCAATTGAACATGATGATAATTATTACATGGATGTAGGTACAGCACACAACCAACAAAGAGTATTCAAGATTGGGGATATTGTACGAGCATCTATTACTGGTGTTACTAAAAAGAACCGTAAAGAGCGGGCAGTTTACAATGTACAATTTAAAGAGATAGAAAGTGAAGGAGAAGGAGAGGGGGCCGCAAGTGTAGAATCTCTTGATTTACTAACTAAGTCATTTGCGCCTATTCTAATTCCACATGATTTAGAAGTAGATGATAACCATATTCAAATAATCATGAAAGATTTAGATATAGTAAACTACTCTTATGAAGAATTAAATGGTGCGTGGGTAATACATTCACCTACAAGTGCAATAGGCTCTCTAAAGAAAACAGATTATCCTGTAGTGCTGGCTGAAAGCCTTCTACCGTTTTGGTCATCTGTTGCACCCCTTATGATTTCAGGTAACATAAGAAAAGAAACTGAAATCATAGATATTCCTGATAAACCTTCAGAAGAACGCACAGAAAGAGAAAGTGCTGGAATAATTGAGGAAGATGATGAAAATATAATTCTAAAACCTGAAAATAAGAAGAAGGCTTTAGAGATAATTATTCGTACTTTAGATGCAATAACAAAAGAAAAAATGACTTGGACAGGGCCAAAAGGACTTGGAATTGATGTTGGAACGCCTCAAGAATCACCTCGTGGCCCCACCCAGTTAAGAGATGAATCAACACTACCTGATTTCGATGGCGAAAAGAAAAACAACGATGAAAAGAAAGTGCCTGAAAAAGAGCGACTGAATCACATTAAAGTCCAAACCGATGAAGGAGAAAATCTTTCTATAGACTATGACAATGACCAGCCAATTGTTTCTCAAGGTTAAGATTAGGTATAAATACCATTACAAGTACTTCTTGTGGCAATGTTGGCAATTCAGCGACCTACCGACGGTATCTCTCTTCTCAAGAGTGGTTCCGATTTAGTAGTTGCTGGATATGCTTCTGTAGAGTTAGTAGACAAGCAAGGTGACTTGATTACACAAGGCGCACTAAACAGTGCTTTTGGTAACTTTATGAAGAGTGACAGATTCCGAAATGTACAATTAGCGCATTCCAATATACAAGTAGGAGAAGTAATTGACTCCTATGTAGACAACAATGGTAGAATGTGGAAGTCTGAAGTAGACGACACAGGAATGTTTGTTGTAGTTAAACTCCGTAACGATATAGAGAAGGCTCGTGAAGTAGCCGCCGAAATCCGCAAAGGTAACCTTCGTGGATTTTCCATTGGAGGTCAGGCATTCAAAAGAGTGCGAAGGTCTGATATGGAAAAAGGTGACTACCAAGAGATTTCAAAAATGGAGTTACATGAGATTACAATTTGTGAAAAAGGAATTAACCCTGAAGCACAATTTCGTATATTGAAGGAGGATAGAAACATGACAGAAACAGACATGGCAGATATAATGAACAGACTTGAAAAGAGGCTTGACGAAATGGAAAAAGGTGAAATGCCACCTGCTCTAAAAGAAGCAATTGCTGATAAAAAAGAATCTAAAGGCGATGATGAGCCTAAAGAAGAGAAAGAAGAAAAGAAGGATGAAGAGGGTGATGACAAGATGGCATACATGAAAGGTAACGAATACAGCGATGTAATTACTTCTGAATATCTAAGTTGGATGGAAGGTACTCTAAAGTCTGCTGGTGTAGATACACAAGCGGCAAGACTACACTTTGACCAAATGGAAAAAGCACAACTTGGTGGCTTTGACAATCCTGATGCAGTTGACGGTGCTGACTACTTTGGTGGTCAAGTCCGTGGCCGTGGACAGGAAAACGGTGGCCCATCTACTGGTGCAATTAACGCAATCACTTCCAGTGGCGGCAAGACTCCATCAGGGGCACTTGGCCCAGTTTCAATGGCTAAGGGTTACCTAAACCACGGAAATGTTTCAGATTCGGACATCGAAGCGGCTTACGAAGTTTACAAGGCGGCTGCTACAGAGCAATCATTCCGCAGTGACCTTGAAGGACACTTTGCAAACAGATTCAACAGCGAATTACAAATCGCAAAAGCAAACCAAGAAAAGGCGGCATTTGATGCAAGAGAGCCACTTGGACAAATCATGAAGACCCTTGAAACTCTTAATGAGCGAATAGACAACATTGGAAGCGGCGGAGTAGCAATACAGAAGTCTGCATCTAACATCGAGATTCCTTCCACACAGGACTTGGCAAACATGGGTTGGGATGAAGTCCACGCCCTTGCTTCAAGAACCATGAGGGGAGAATAAGGAAATATAAAGGAGAGATGAAAAATGGCAAGAGATTATATCAGGAACATTCACGACATGGAACGCTACTACTACGGTGCTGGCAACGCTATGGGTTATTCCTACTCCGGTAGCGAATTACTCAAGGCTGACGCACCTATGATGAGTACCACAGCAGGTACTTATCAAGCAATTTACGGGCGCAAAGTATGGAGTCAGTTGAACCAAGAGTTTAACGCATTCTCCATTCTACCTAAGCGACCTTGGGAACGCAGTGGTTGGAGAGTCATCACCGCACGCCCATCATTCACTGTTGGTGGCGGTGTTGCAGAAAACGCAACCCTACCGGACACAACCAAGCCTACCTTCCAGCACATTGCTGCAAAACCTAAGACAATCGTACACACATTCGATATGTCTGAAACTGCAATGTTCCTTGCTGACAAGGATGACGGACTTGGCGACATTCGTGCTATCCTAAAGGAAGAAATGGGTAAGCACCACGCTGAACATATTAACAAGATGCTAACTACAGATAAGGCTACTGTTGCTGGAAATGACTTTGAGTCATTAGACCGTGTAACTACTGGTGCTGCTGGTGGTTCAGCAGAAGATATGTACTCTATTGACCGAAGTGCAAACTCATGGTCTTTGGCAGAACACAATGAGAACAGTGGTACTGACCGTGTTCTTTCACTTGACCACCTTGACGACCTGTTCCAAAAGTGTTGGACTCGTGGTGGTAATCCAAAGGTTATCCTAACTGGATATGACACTTTGATGAGACTACAGCAACTTCTACAATCTCAACAGAGATTCATGGAAGAGAAGAGAGTCACACCTACCTATAACGGTGTTAAGGGTGTACCGGGTATTGAGGCTGGATTTATCGTAGCAACATACAACGGTGTACCAATTATCCCTTCCAAGGATGTACAGACTGACACACTAAGCAGAATGTACTTCCTTGACACAGATTATCTATACTTTAGTACAGCAATTCCAACACAGTACTTTGAGTCCGGTATTGAAACTGGCGACCCATTCGCTATCAACCGCCTTGGACAAGAAGGAATGTACCGCACTATGGGAGAGTTATGGACTACTTTCTTTGGAGGTCACGGTTCAGTCCGAGACTTGAAGTGAGGATGTTTGGAGATAAAATAAGGAGATGATTTATTATGACAACAGAAACAAAAACACAAAAGGGATTAACAATATCTTTCGATGATGGAGATTTCGATACTGGAACAGTCTCGGTTCTTTTAGACCTTGACATGCGTACAGGAACTCCTGTTGATGAAACAGCATGGCTTGACGGCGGTGCAGCAGCAGGTTCTTATCCGGGCGCACTTGATGGATTCAAAGCAAAGAACACTAACACCACAAACGCAAACGGTAGTATGAGATTAGTACAAATCGCATTCACACTTGCTGATGCGGCTGAACAGGTATTGGTTCTTACAGAAGGGGCTTCAAAAATTATTGGAGTACTCGGTACTACTTTTGCAGTAGCAGACAAGACACTATCTGCAACCTTTACTAACACAGGAAATGCACCAGCCTCTAAGACTGGTGCTGCTCTACCTGCAATCGTTCTTCACGGAGAAGCGGCTGGTGCGGGTACTGTAACGGCGGTTTTGCTTAACTGAGGGTGATTAAGTGCCTTCCGTAACCTTTCTTGGGCCTTTCTATGAAAGGCGCAGAGCAGACACTATCGGCCCTTGGTTAAGAGGGAAAGTAGTAGAAGTTACTCAAGAATGGTTAAACGAGTGGAGACACACACTTCCTCTATCACACTTTGAGATAAGTGATGAAGAGGAAGTAGTGTCTTCCAATAGTCGTGAAGGTATTCCTGACCCTACATGGAGTCGAAGAGACATTTTACAATGGCTTGCAGACAACAATGTAGATATAGGCAGTGGCTATGTCACTAAGACAGGGGCACTTGCACTCGTTGCAGGGCACTTAAATCCAATAACAGAATTAGGAGATGAACAATAATGGCAGCAAGTAATACAATAGATGTACGAACACATGTAATGGGTGATATGCTCATGCTTACTGGGACTTTCACTGATGGTGGTACAGATGTATCATTCGATGGACTACTAACTAATGTCTTTGCAGCAGGTGGTCATGTAACAAGTCTATACGACACCGGAGTTAAAATTAACATGGGTGGTAATTTAGCAGCAGGTGCAACCGCTATTACAGTGGATTCAGTTGATGCAAGACTACATTGGAACATAGGAGAAACACTCTATACTGATGTAGGTAAAAGAGTTGGAGTTATTACTGCTATTGGTAGTGCAACTTCCATTACCGTAGCCGGTGGTGTTTTGACTGGTGGAGATATGGTAGATGATGAAAACCTCCATAAACTCGGCCCTGACCAAAGCGCAGTTACTCTAAACAATGGTAGCCTTGCAGTTTCTATTGATACAACTAATAATGTTGTAGTATTTGGAAACGGCAATCTTGGTAACACAAGCACAGCACACACTCAAGATGGTCGCTGGTGGATTTTAGGACAGCGTTGAGGTGATGAACCTTGGCAGTATTAAGTGGCTACGGTAGTCGAGTAATTGGCCCCTACAGTCCTAAAATGATGTCTGATGGAACGGCAACTGCGCTTATACAAGCGGACATTAGAGCCACTGGTGGTACTGGTGCGCTTGGTGTATCGGCTGGTAGTACAACCGCACTCATTAGCATAGAACCGTTTACATCACTTGGTAATCATTATTTCTTACTTACCTACACAGTTTGAGGTGAGTAAGTATGGCATTCGATGTTAGGAACATTGACCTTTCTGATGTAGTCAGAGGGGGCAAACAAGGCACCAAGGCTGATTATCAGTACGGTGGCGATGTAGTTAGTAACACGGACAAGCCTTTGGCGGGCGTTACACAACAACAACGCCAACGCAACCGTGATATAGGGGATATACTAAACATAGGTGCAGGTACAAGATGCACCGACTGTGGTTTTCTACATTTTATGTGGAGAGCAACATGCGGTGCGTGTGATAAACCAATGGAATATAACTTAGGCCATCGAGATGAAAGTAAAAGGATGTAATACTATGGGAAAAATACTCATTAAAGCAATTAGACCTCATAGACAGAAAGTACTTACAGCCGAAGGTGAAGAATTAAAACTTCAACAGTGGGCTAACAAGAAAGCCGCACAAGCATTGAGAGGGGCTGGCGGTGACTCTTCAGGAGAGCAATTCACTCAAGCAAGAGAAGCACTCATGAGACAGGCATTAGAAAATCCTGATGAGCATGGACTCAAGTTTATGGGCGAAAGAGTACCGTTTGAAGGTCAAAGACTTGAAGAAGAATTATCCGAGCCTGACCCTGAAGGTGAGATGGCGGCAATTGACAGTCAGTTTGCACCCGGAAAAGAACACGATGAGGAAGAAACACTTACATCTAATAATATGATGAGAGATAATAGTGATTATCACACTACCCCTGAAACTGAAAGAACAATGAACGCTGGTAAGTTAGTCAATGCTAAAAGAGGCAGTAATTTGTTTGATGATATGGGCCGACTTCGTGAGACTCTAAAGCCCAATGAAGAAGATGCGGCTGAAAGGCAACATGTGCCTATGGATGCTGACCATCCTGATTACTTTAAGACATCAAGACAGACCGCATTTAGAGATGCTTGGAGTTTGTTAAAACAAAGCATGTGTGAAGAATGTGGAGAAAAACCAGCAACTCATACTTATTACGGCACATCCGGTTGTGCAGAATGTTTAGGAGCAGATTCTTGGAACATGAATGCAATTCCATTGTGAGGGGGAATAAAGTGTGCCAATGGTATTCAGCCCCGGAGAGCCGGAAACTCGGCCTCTTGACCCTGAAGCAGTAGCGTACACTACAGCCCAAAAAGTTGCAGACCTCCTTGAGATTAGCGCACAAGACGCTATACTAATGAGTGCTGACGCTGACACTGATGCAATCTATATCACTGGTAATGAATACAGAGATGTAGGTTTTAGCGTGGGTGACAAGATTCGTATTTACAGTGACGCTGACCCATTCGGCCATGATGATTTAGAAATAACCGCTATAGCAAGGGGTGCATCTTCTAAAGCAGGTCATGTTAAAATTACAGTTAGTGGTGCAACATTAACCACTGCTGATTTTCAAGTAGCAGATAACGGGTATGTACAGAATAAAGCCTCGTTTACTAATGGCCGCACTCGTGGATTAACTAAAGCCAAGGTAGAAAATGTCATCTTAAAAATGCAAGATAAGATAGATAACATGACTCGTAATGCTTGGCGACCTTATCTTGTAGCGGCTGAATATATTAATTTCGATACCTACAAACCATATCGCCGCCGATACTATACTGATTATGTAGGTACAAGCCCACTTCTATTCCGTAATGTACAGCAGATGCTTCGTATTGAGTTATGGCAAGGTGACGATTATCGTGAGATATGTGGTGCTGAAGTGCGAATAAAGTTTGATGATGTATCTGATTTAGCATCTTCAGCAATTTACATGTCAGCAGGTAATGGTTCTGTAGCAACTTTAGCCCAAGGCACAGGTACTACTCAATGGAGAGATGATTTTGATGCTACTACTGTTGCACAAAATCTTGCTGACCTAATTAACAAAGAAGATAGAGTTGGTAAAACAGCATGTGAGTTTTCTCCTACTTTTACATTGGAAGGGTCTACTTCTAATGTAGCAATTCATAATGAGTTTTTGGCTTCTGCTAATAGCGATTACGGCACTGGTGTAGTAAAGGTGACTTCTATGCGCCCTGTTAAAGCAGGGGAGGTTTGTAGCATAGTTACTTCATCCTCCGACATTTCATTAGACCAAACACAGACTAATTCAACTACTTTCTCAAGTCTTGATTCTACAACAATCAATGTTGCATCTACTACAGGTTTCGTAAACGCTGGTGTAGCGATAGATGCAAGTGGTGATGTTTTCCGTTATACGGGGAAAACTGCCACATCTTTTACCGGATGTGTAGCCGTAACTGGTAGTTTAGGTGCTATAACAGGTGCTATTACACAGCAATCATTCTTAGTAGATTTACAGGGTGGTAGTGGTAGTGGAGATGTTGGTCGCCTTCGTGACTGGTGGATTGACCATGAAATGGGTATAGTTTACTTCAACAACTCCTATCCTTTCTTTGAGTGGAACGCAATTAAAGTAGCATATATTTATGGTGAAAGATATGTGGAAAAAGCCATTGAGGATATATGTACTAAGTTAGTTGCTATTGAATTACTAATGTCTGATGACCGTTCTGTACTAATTCCTGAAGGAACACAGAATATTGACCTTGCAAGTAAGGTACAATTATATCAGGCTGAAATAGATAGAACACTGCCAAAATATATCGAAATGGTGGTATTTGAATGAATGAGCGTGACTTTAAAAAAACGGCTGAAAATATTCATATTAGAATGCAAGAAGAGATATTCAAGAAAGACAAGCAGATGCAACAGCAGTTTCGTCAGCAATTCACTACTCAACCCGCCGCATATCGTGAGCGAATGCAATTAATTGAAGCGGGTGCTATGGGGTACAGTATTCAAGACGGCTATCCCATCAAAAATGATACTAAAGAACCGGCTACTGAACAGCAGAATGCTTCTATTCAAAAGGCTACAGACAAGGCTATGTTGCGCTCCAATCCTGATTTAGATAAATACAACATGAAGTATGAAAATGGTTTTTTTATTCCAATAGATTTTAAAGACTTGATTAAAAAAGGTGAAACAGTGGAGGGCTGAACATGGTAGCAACATGGACTGAAGGGCTTGATGCCGTTATTGCTCTATTCAAAGATAACTGGAATAGAGGCAATACCAGTAATTATCGCCCTGTAGTCGTAGATATTGCTGATACATCAGCAGAGCATGGTAAGCGTCTTGATTTACAGAAGCATGACTATGTTCTGTGCTATGAGACAGCGCATAACGAAGAAGCACCGGAATTGTTTTACGATTTCGTTACGACACGCATAAATATAACTGTTGATGTGAGAAGCACTAAGGGGCGTAAACACTTACAGGCTCTTGAAAATGAAATACGGAGGTTGATACATACGAAGCGTAAAGGCGACGGCACTAACTTTGACCGATTAGTTTTCAAAACTCGGACAGATTTGAGTGACCGAAGCAAGTTTTTGTTTCGTATGACCTTCCAAGTAGAAGTAGTAATACTTGCGGAATTGATACCATAGGTGAATAGAACATGCCATCAACAGTGTATAAGGGTGACTTAGCAGAAGTATCTTTTGCTCCCGAAACAGGATTACAAATTAGAATAGGAACCAATGCCGCATCAGATTGCGGTTTAAGTATAGCAACAACTCATGGAAATGGATATACCACATTAACTTTTAAATTAGAAGTTAATACTACCTTATTTCAAGCACAAGATGATTCTGACACACCAAGAAGAAATGCATTGCGATACCCTAAAAACATGTTAGTTGGCTCTCAATTAGTATGGACAACCGCAGGTGGTATAGGTGCTGATGATATAGAAGAAGCAGATTTAGCCAACACAAGTAATGGTGGTCGAGTTTTTACTATTATTGAAAATGACGGTGTGACTATGAAAATTACACCTGAAATGTTTACACCTGATATTGCCACAGTAGGGCCGGGAAATGTATTAGAAATCCTTCCTTACAAAACCCCTCCAATAGATGTTTCTTCGGCACTGGGTACGGCTACTGAATCAGTAAAGACTGACCAATTTTTAGGAATTGCAAATGCAATTACACTTCCTGAAACTAAAATAGACCTAAAAAGATTCCATGTTGTAGGGCTTGGTCGTGATACAAGTGTACAAGTGCCGGGTAAAATTACCAATGAAGGTGGTTCTTTTGAAGTCGCTATGCACAGCGCACGCTGGTTGAAGTATTGTCTTGGACAAGAATTGATTGGCCCAATTCAAGTTGCTCTTGATAGTGACCTTACGCCAACTCTTTCTAACGATACTGTAGCGGGACAATCTCAAGTTGTAGTTTCTGCCGCAGGTGGCGATGTTGTAGTAGGAACATACCTTGAGATTCATGACCCCGGAAATCAAGTACCAATAGTAAGTGACCATGAACCTGACGGTGGGGCTTGGGATGGTTCACTCACACCTAATTCTGATAATGGATTTAAGTTTGATACCGCCGCAAAAAATGAAATTAGAAGGATTATTGGAATATCAGAAAACGATAATACACTATATTTAGATGAGCCTTTATCCTATGCTCACGCTTCCGGTTTAACTTGTGAGATACGAAAAATAGGTGACGCTGATACAAACTGCGTAGCAATAAGTGCTTCAGGTGCTATTACTAATCCTATGACACATCTTATTTATTCCCGAAGTACAGTACCTTCTTTTTCACTTGAAGTATCTCAACGCCAAAGAGATATGGACACAGATGATACTACAGTTGATGGTGGAGTCGGAGACAGTAAAGAGTTGACTCGTTTATTCCGTGGTTGTAAGGTTACAGATTGGAGTATGACTACTGACAATGATGCGGCGTTACGACTATCAGTTAATTTCAATGCGGCTCTTTGTTACACTGATACAGGCCGTCTTGAAGGCACCCCAATTACACGATACGCTTCTCATCGTATGTTTGAAGATACCGCCGCTACAGAAGCAAAACGCATTGAATCGGGTATTGGTAAGGGAACACAAAAACCATTTATGTTTTACAATGGTGGTATTCATCTTGCTGGACAACAAGTTGCACAAGTTTTCAATTTCACTTTAACAGGACAAAACGGCATACAATCTTTCCATACAATAAATGGACACCACCAAACTACTTCTCCTATTGCCGACCAAGTAGCATTTGCTGGCGCAAGAAATGCAAATCTTATGGTGGAAGGAAAAACATCGTATGAAATGACAATGGAAATTGGAGTTGATGACCCATTATTCTATCATAAGATGCGTAGTGGAACCGAGTTTAGCGTTAATCAAGAAGACTCAACTTCTAACCAAATACGCATTGAGTTTGAAAAGAATCTAAGCGGTGGCACAGCCGCAGGTGCAAGTGAAAAAATGGTTTTAATTATTGATGATTATTATATTATTGAAGCCCCACTTCAAATCCCTGAAGATAAAGGCATTGTAAAATCCATGTTAAAAATTATGCCAAAGGCTGTAAAGGTAATCGCAAGAGATTCCATCATGAAGTATTGAGGTGTAAACATGAGAAAATCTTTACAAAAATATCGTAAAATGGGTGCATTAGGATATGCTCGATGGGTATGTCAAGCAAACGGTGTAGAGTTTAGCGAAGAAATGATGACTGACTTAGATAATCACGGTATTCATGCTATGGTATCTGACCTTTTACACCCTGTAGAAGAGGTATTAGTTGAAGAAATTAACCCTCTTGTCCAAGAAGAAGTCGCTAACCCATTCCCTGAAGAGATTCAAAAGTACGATTCACTTACTGTAGTAGAGTTGAAAGCAATATGTGTAGAGCGTGGACTACCAGTTTACGGCACAAAAGCAGATTTAATTTTACGATTAAAGCAAAATGATATTCCCGAAGAAGAATCTGATGGCCCTACTGAAGAAGTAGCCCCTGAAGACAATTCGGAAGCCCCTACCGACGAGGTAGCCGCATCCATTGGAGAGGAAAATAATGAAGAACACAATAGTGACCAACAAGAGCCTGTTATTGAAGAATGATGATACAATTAAACACACAATCAGTATAGACCCTGATGATGAAAGTTTAGTTGTTGAAGTTTGGGTGAGGGATATTTCCTTCCTCGACATACAAAACGCCGCACAAAAAATGATTCGTGTAGAAAAAGGCGATGTAACATTAGACTTAGCAGGTTATTGGGGCTACGCACTCTCCAATTGGATTACAAAAACTAACCCTAATTTATCCAACAAAGAATTACTTTCACTCAAAGGATATGTCGGTGAGCAAATCTGTAAGGTATTACCTCAACCTACAGAAATGATGGAGGCTCTGCAAGGGGGGTTTACCAAGCAGACCGAGTGAGGGTGGAAAAGTTTCTTAAAAAGGAAAAATATGATAGTGCAGATGACTTTAGTACACAAATAGAATTGTGGGCCTATATCATTGCAAAGCACTATAATATATCCCTCACAGAAGTATATTCAATGCCAAAGCAAATCTTCAAGCAATCGCTTGTTTGGGCTATGGTATCTACTGATGAAAAAAATAAAAACATTGAGCGTACAAAACAACAAGCAAAGAGTGGAGATAGAGAAGTAGTAGGATTAGACTATTCGTTTTTAGATTGGGAGTGAAATTATGTCAATGTTATCCATGTTAGGCAGTATATCCGGTTTAGTATCGGGTATTGGCCCCGCATTTCAAGCGGCGGGTAAGTTTGCTGTAGATGCGTTTAACAAAGTTTACGAAGTAATTGATGAGTATATTATTCAACCAATGAAAGATTTCTTTGAAATGGTTGGTGAAGGATGGGAGAGTGTAAAAACTTGGGCTGGTGATGCATGGGAAGCCACAGGAGAGTTTTTAGATGAATGGCTTGTACAGCCCTTACAAACATTTTGGGGCTGGATGGAAGAAGGTTGGGTGTTGTTAGCAGGTTGGGCTTCTGATGCTTGGTCATCTATTGGTGCTTGGTGGAATGAGTGGGTTGAAACCCCAATATCAAACTTTTGGGAAGGTACAAAACAAACTTGGGAAGAGTTGAAAACATGGGCTTCTGATTCATGGACTTCTATTGGAGATTCATGGGATTTTAATGTAGTGCGACCAATAGAAAACTTTTGGCAAGATACAGAAAATGCTTGGACTTCATTACAAACATGGAGTAGTAATGCTATATCTGCTATTGGGGATTGGTGGGATGAATGGATTGCGCAACCGATTAGCAATTTCTTTGCAGATGTTAGTTTACTCATAGATATAATGAAGGCCAATTTCAATAGCGGTATTTCAAGCATAGGAGATGCTTGGGATGATTATATTGGTGACCCAATCTTTGGCTTCTTTGAATCTTTAGGTGAAAAATGGGATTCAATAACAGATTCTATAGAAACTGGTTGGGATAATTTAACCAGTATATTTGATTTTAGTTGGAGTGACCTTTTACCTGATTGGAGTTGGAGTGATATTATTCCTCAACCTTTGAGTGATTTCTTTTCAATGGACAACTTAGAAATGATATGGTCAGGTATTACAGGTTTATTTGATTCATTTTTCGCACCGATTAAGGATGCAATAAATGATTATGTTATAGATACCCTTAATGATATAATAGAGTATGAAATACCATATACAGGTATATCTTTAGACGATGCACCGGGAGTTAGTACAATACCTAAACTTGCTAAGGGCGGTATAGTAAAAAATCCAACTCTTGCTATGATTGGAGAGGATGGGCCGGAGGCAGTTATTCCACTCACCCAAAGAAATAACCCCGGCGGTGTTGGTATGGGCGGGGGCACATACAATATAACAGTCAATGCAGGGGGTATTACTGACCGCACAGACAAGCGTAGCCTTGCTCGTGAAATTGGTAATATGATTCAACAGGAAATGGCTCGTAACATCGGCGGTTCAACAATGAGAGGTAGATACTGATGGGTACTCCAATTAATTTAGTGCGTAATGACGGTGGGCTTATTCCACTAATGTGTACTACTTTAGTTATGAATGTAGATAGAAGAGTTGTACCTATACCCGTACCATTTGGAGGCGGCTCAAGATTGGGTTTTGACCTAAACTTACCCGGTGCTACAATAACATTAGAGGGTATAATAGCCGACGAAGATAAGTTTTCAAATGCAGGTGCTAAAAAAGCATCTGCAATAATAGATTTTGATGAGGTAGTATCACTTAACTTGTCTAATTTTGGTGCATTTCCATTTTCTACTTCTGATAATCTTGAGAAAATAGTTGATACTGGTACAGTAAACACACCACTTAATTCTAACCATGCAATTAATATACCAAACGGTAGCATTTTTCTCACTAAAAACACTACTAATTTTACTGTAAGTGCCAGTTACAATAATGACCCTACTATTACAGTTGGTTCTACAGATTCACTTTCAGTTGGGTTATCAGTAGCAGGTACAGGTATTCCCGGTGGTGCTACTATTGCTTCGATTACTAATGCAACTACATTTGAATTAAGCGCATCTACTACTGGTGGTGCTGTATCAGGTGGTACACTTACTTTCAGTGGTTTTTATGGGAAGCATAAGGGCAGTGGTTTAAATTGGGTAGGAGTGTACAATACTACTACTTCCACAGCACGAACAGCCGCAGAAATAGCGGCAGATTTTGCCGCTTTAGTAAATCAAGAAACTGCTACATTTGGCGTAACGGCCAATACAATTAATTCACCAAATACTGGTGGTAGTGCTAAGGCTGTAAGGCTTGAGCAAAACGCCGCAGGTAAGGCTGGAAATGTAAATCAACCTTCGTTTGCTATATGGGGTTCAAATGCTGTTAAACCATTTCATACTCAATTTGATGGCGGAAAAGAAAATACTTCAGCAAGCGGCTACAGTGCAGGTGACAGGGTAGCAGAATTATATGCGGTGCTAAACAACTCTAACAACGGTGGCTTAGGTGCTGTTTTAGGCTCTATACCTGCTATGGTATCTGAATCTTTTGGAGAAGATGATAAAGGATGGAACCCCTTAGATAACAAATACGGTGATTATATTATAGCATTACAAATACCGTTCACATCAACAGTGAATAGTAATGCATCTTTATTTTATATGCCTACAGGCCCAATGAAACAAAGACAAGATAAAACAGTAGACAACGCTCTGCCTGTAGGAACAGAAATGATAACAAGTTTCGGGGCATATGAATACACTGGTATCAAAGGCGCAGTTGCTAACGCTACATTTACTCAACTTGGTGGAGAACCACTATACTCCTTTACAATTAACTTTGTACCTATAGACTGGATTGTGTGATATTATGGTAGCAATAGGTCGTAGTAGTCACGCATATTTCTTTGATGGGGTTTCTGATTCTATTATTATACCACAGGGTAGGTTTAGAAAAACAGGTACTACTAACCCCCAAGGAAATAAAGTTTCAATAAATACTCTTGATAGTAGTGATGATAGAACCAACATCAATAGAAAAAATGACTCGGAGTTTATTATAGAAACTTGGGTTATACCTGACTGTGGTGGGATTATCGCATCTCGTGATGGGCAGTTTACTCTTGAGATAGGTACAGTAGATACTCCCGGCCCCGCCGTATTTACTATTGCTACAGAATCTATGCAAGGACAATCACTCGTTAAATTAACTACAGCGTTTGATGTAACAACAAGATGGGATGGGATAGTGTACCCTCAACAAGAACATGCAGGTATGCATTTTTCTTACAATAGATACGATTCTTCTGCATATAATGAGGCTACAAATCTTAACTTCAATAACAGACCTTTGTACCATGTAGTCGCTGGTTTATCAAAAGGTTCAGTATTCCTTGCAATAAACGGTGAAACAGTAGCATCTCAAACCGTATCTGAAGATGTTTATGTTGCACGCAGTACCAGCCATGTGTATATTGGTGGTCAAGGAGGACAATTCCGTGGGGCTATAGAAGCAATCCATATGACTAATGATTACGACGAAGAGATGGCACTACCACACATTCCTGTTAAGGGTAATCATACAGCCGCATTGTATCGCTTTGAAGAACCTATTGACATCATTGAAGAGTCTTATTCGTTTAGTGCATTTACTGCCGCCTCTAACGGTACTACTACAACTCTCACCATACCAGCCGCAGATGCTCAAGCGTTGATTGCTCGATTAACTGGTAAGGCATACGATTCAACTTCCCCTACTACAGATTTTAGAGCAACCCCATACAGTATGGGTAACTACAAATTAACTGATTATTTCACAAGTCCTACTTCTCCAACTACTATCGCTACAGCACACACTCCATACAACCTTTTGATAAATCCCGGTGCTGTAAATCGTAACTCTCACAAACCAAATCAATCTCCGCCTGAAAGAGTAAGGTTACACAGTATAAATGGGTCATCAGGAGTAATTACTGTATCAAGCATTCATGTAGATTTTATTAATGGAACCAATGGACTACGAGGTGTACTTCACTCTCGTACTGCTGATGTTGACAATTATTTCGTAGTTGTTGGTGCTGACCTTTTGATAGACAATGGTACTGGTAAACCATATCAGCCACCACACTACGGTACACAGATATTCGATAAAACAGGACAAATGACTATTGATGAAAGTAACTTTGAGAATCATGGTTTTGTATATTCATCTCGTATGGCTACTACAACAAGCGACCCAAACAATCCGTTTGCTGTAAATTGGCCCGCCACCATAGATGAGTTATTCCAAATAGGTCACAGTGGAAGGCATGTATATTCTCATATAACTGGACATGACTACATGCGCCGCTTCCCTAAACCTACTGACTTAATCTTAGACCAACAAATAGATGGCTCTGCTGACATAGTAGAAATGGTGTATGATAATTCTACCAAGTCAATTAAAGATATGTTTACTATGAACAGTTTAGTTGATTTCTACAACCCCGCTATAAACGCCCCAATAGTACGAATTAAAAATACATCATCAGTTGCAACTATAGTCAATAACGGATTACCTGCCGCACAAAGAGAATTGATTGCTATAGGTGGTTCAGGGTTTGATTATGCGCCATTCGCACTAAAAGGGCCGGTGCCTGAATATGGAGATATAAACGATACCACTCGATTATATCACTTAGTACCCGAAACTAAAAGTCGTGTAGCACTACTTCATCTTCCGGCATTAAAAGCATCTCATGATTATGCGCCGTTTGTAGAGATTCATTATAATGCAATAGATTTGACTGGCGCAAGCATGGGTGTTTCAGGGCCGATGTTGATGGTTGAAAAAACAGTACCAGCAAGTAGCCATTTAATTTCAGGGTCTACAAGAATACTTGATGTAATTACAACTGACCTTGCTAATGCTACTCTATATTCACCCGGCGGAATTGTCACCATAGGGTCTGCAATAGATGGATTCGGTGCTTCTTTGGAAGATTCTCATACACTTCTTGGAGACAATACAGGTGGTCAAGAAAATGATAGTGAATTAGATTACAGTACTACCCCTGTACTCTATACCCCTGATAACGATGCTACTGCTATACCTGCTTCACCTCCAAAAGCAATAGCACGCTCTCATAATAGTGGAGTTCATGAATCTGTATATCACAAGTTATGTATTGAGCCGAGAACATCTACTGCTCAAAACTCTAAAACAGATAGTGATAATATTGGAAACTTTACACTACAACCATTAACAGAAAAATCCGGTACAGGTGTATTTGATATTGGGCCAACTTCTTCTTCAACAAGCCATTTTGAAATATTTGATATTATAGACAATATTAGGATTTACGATGAAGTTGGTGTGTATTGTAAGTTATTTGTCCAGCCTTCAAATAAATTAAGGAGTAATCAATTATCTTCAATCAATACTTCAGAAGCAGATACTATTCCAAACATAGCAGGTATTCTAACGCTAATGAGTAGATGCCGCATCCGTGGTGTAAGAACCACCGAAGATACTGAAAGAAATGCAAACATTACTACTGTGTTAGGTAAGGGTATTGCTGACAGTTTCGTTAATGAAAATGTAACCGCAATAGGTAGCGGTTCACCTGACTCTCACATACTCAAAGAAATTGAGCCTAACGCCCCTGTAGTTACAGTAAATCTTGGTGGGCCGGGGCAGGGGGCGGTGAACACCAAGCCTACATTTGACCCAAGCCCACTGATGAGGCTACCCGGCTCTACAAGGCGTAACTGTGTAGTACAGGCTGTATTCATAGATACAACTGATGCATTAACTCACAATACATTATCAGTAACACCGCTTAACAATGCTTCTCCTGATATGCAATCTTGGGGTACAATTTGTTTCCCAAAGGTTGGTAGAATATATCTTGAAGATGGTGCAAGTGCGGCTTATACTTCTAAGTTAGGTGCAGGGTTTTACTTTGATGGTGATAATTCAGATGCTATACAAGAAGGTAGATTCTTAGATGCGGCTGGTGTAGCCTATGCTACTATACACGAATGGGCTAACGCTACTGGGTTATACACTCAAAGCACTGCTGGTGATTTTCAAATATCAGCCTACATATCTAATGACCCTAACTTTGATAATAGTAATTTAGTGCAAGATGGAAGCACTGTAAACGATAGATTATTTCAGTCTATGGATGGTGTCACTCACGATTATCAACTTGGTACACAATATGCCAGCACAAGGGCAATGGTAGAGATACCAGTATTCCCTAAACAATTCTTTGACCATACTGCCGAGGCTATATTCCCCGGCCCTGATAACAGTATGAAGTTGCATATTGATGCAACCTATACAGCCCACACTTGGAATCCTTCTCCTGTAGGTCGCAGGGCTGATGACATAGAAGTATCTGACAAGTCAGCATATTCAGCGTATTCATATATTGTAAAAAATAAGGATTATGTAAAATCAGCGACTATTACTAAGGTAGAAGAAGTTAGTAATTATTTACGACTTTTTGTTTCACATCCAAAAATGTTCCCTGATGGTTCAGGTGAGCAACACTTTGGTAATTTGGAAGCAAGAAAAACAAGGCGTAGAGTATTTTTGAGTACAGGTGATTGGGGTGTGTATGACAATACTCCATCGTCTAACGGTTATATCGCCATTCCATTAAATGCAACTGGTAAGTATAGTAAAGGACTTACTGAAACATTTAGACAGAATGCCACAGTAGGTACTAAAATCCATATTGGTGCTGGAATCATTAACGAAACATTAGTTCCTATAGCATCTGATTTAGACACACCATCATCTGATTACGAAGGTCGCTCACCGTTCTATTATGACAGTGCAAACATGCAAACACAAGGTGGTAACCTTGACTATGGATTACGGCAATATGCAAGTGCTGTGGAGTTTAAGGCTGGCCCGTTAGCAAATCCTCATGCCTCTCGTATAGAAAATAAAAGAGCAAGTGCTAAAATTGTAAATGTAACAAGCATGGTAACTTCAGGTGTGACTCATTTAATGATTACTTTAGATGATGCAAGTATGTTTCCTGATATAGAATTATCATCAACACTCGGTGGTTTTGAAGCAGGTGATAAAATATATGTTGGAGAAATAGGTACTGCTACTGCTGTAGAATGTTACTATCTCGGTAGGGATTTATTGGCTCAAGCAGTAGGTAAGGAAAATACTATTCTTGCTGTTTTACCGGGTAATACTTCTGTAACATTAAATGATTTAATTGGAGTTGATTTTACTTTACTAAGAGCAGGTCATACCTTAAAAGCAATTTCCGACCCTGCTAATGCATTAGGTACATACGAATTACAATTAAACACATTCCTTCCTCCTACAGCAGAAAAATGGGCACCGAGTGTTGCAAGCAGTGCAGGTACAGTTACAGAGTTTAACATAGCACCCACTACTGCTACAAGAATTGCAAATGCAAATACCATCGGATTAAACATAAGAAAAGGCGATAAATTATTTGGTTTGGCTGGCTCTAACTATACATACATAGGTGAAGTATCTGAAGTACAAGACCCTACTTATTCTTTTGATAGTAAAATTATAGATTCTACTTGCGATACAGACCACACATCAGGCAGTGGCACTACATTTGGTGATAATCCTAAAATTATAAAATGTGATTCAACAGCAAGGTTTCATGTAGGTATGCTTGTAACTGGCACTGGTATTCCTTCAGGTAGTACCGTAAGAATTACAGCAATTAATTCATCAACTTTATTCACTGTAAGTCATGATACCGATGCCACAAATAACAATCAATCACTTACATTTACCGGAGATACAAGAATTAAACTTACTGCCGCAAACACTGGTGCTATTGCTACTAATCAAACTATAGTAATAGGTGCAGGTAGTGTAATGCAAGATGACCAAGATGCTA